GAGCCGGCGAGCAAAAAGAAGGGGCGGCAACCCCTTCACAAGTGATTGATGAAGTAGTTCAATCTATCCGCAATTGGCGTGCACAACCAGTAACTCAAAATGAAGAGAAAGTTTTGAGAGTTGTGGCGCACAACCTTCCGTTTCAAGCGCGAATGTCGCTTGTTATGATGTGGTTTTTATTTAAAGCTTTGCAGGTGGAAGCATCTGTTGACAAAGTGTCAGAACAAAGTATTGCGGGAAATCTGCTGTGGCCTTTATATTATGTGCTTTTAGCAGCAGTACCATTGTTTATTGTTTTCCGTGTTTTGGTCAAATTGGCTGAAAGGTCAATTGATCGTATCACGGAGTACACTGACCGAAGAGTTGGTGGTGGAATGGAAACAGTGAGTAGGAAAATCGATGCCTTTACGACAGAAGTGAAAGGTGTCCGTACCGAAATTCAGACAGTGCGTGCGAGTATTTTACCGTCGAAAGAAAAGGCGGAAGAGGCACTCACGTGGATGGAGTTAATTTATACGGGTTTATTGATTGTGTTGCTGATAAAGAAATTTATTGGTTCCATGATGGAAGATAAAACCAAAGTAAAGAAAGAATCTGTCTCTGGATTATCGAAGGCGTTTGATGGAGTAGTTGTTGCGTTGTTAGTGCCAGCCTTGTTTAAATTAGGGTTGGATGGTTCAGTAAAGTTCTTTTCAAAAATGTCAGCTTTAAGCAGAATGATTTTAACCGCTATGAAAGTGGGAATTAATTTTGTTGGCTGGGGTTTGGGAACGAAAGATGAAACAAAACAAGCAATAACTGACGTTGAAAGAGATTTGGAAAACAACGTGGAAGTTGATCTTAATGACACTGAAGAAATAGATGCTAAAGATCAAATGAAATCGACGACAGCAGCAGGTCAAAATGCTGATGAGTTAGCTGCTTTGGCAGCAACTGCAGAGATGGCGGCTGCGAATGTTGTTGGTGCTCCATTGGATGAAAGTTCGTATGAAACAGGACCTGATGGTGTAAAATACGCCAAGTCCACAGCGAACATTGCCGGGAGTGGCCCAAATGCGTCTCCAGTGACAATGGTGACGCCAAAGGCGGATGTGGATTTGTTACCCAAGTGTATACTCTGTGGAGAGTTTTACGCTAGTGGGGATGATTTCATAATTCATTCGTCGAGATGTAAGCCACCCAAACCACAGAGAAAAGGACTCATGTCAAAAATTTCTGCAGCCGCGAATGAAGTGGCATCGACAACGAAAGTTGGATTTGATGCAGCGGCATACAGAGCTAAGAATGCAGGAAAGGAAGCATGGAAAGGTCTCGAAAGTATGTGGGAGAAAACGGAGAAAGGGTCAAAAGCCGCATGGCGAGAGGTAAAAGCGAAAGCTGAATCTTCAAGTCCATGGAAAATGGCAGTGTTGGCCCTCGTTGTTTGTGTCTTTCTCGCAGTCGGAATTTACTGGATTGCGCGTGTGGCTGCACCTGCAGCAGATGATAAAAAGAAAAAGAAAGGAAAGAAACTCAAACAAGAACAAGAGGATGTTGAGAGTAGTGATGATGAAAAACAAAAAGAAGTTGCAAAGAAATATTGCAAAGTTTGTGACCGTGAAATCAACAAACATCAGTGGGCAGAACATGTCGCTGGTGTTCCTCATGAGAAAGAAAAGAGACGCGCCATTCCGTCAGGGGGTGGACGCGGTCAACGTGGAAACAAGAAAAATGCTGGGCAGCACTTGCATGATGATAAAGATGTAAAATCTTATGTGCGAGGAAAGCGCCGTGGGCATCACGTTGATGACCAAACAGTAACTTACATCGGTAAGAAGGTTAAAGGTGGAGTGAGAACGGTGAAGCGTCGGGATGATGATTATCCCGAGTCAGGAAAATTACCTGCCTGTGATAAAGGACAGGAATGTGACGATGTGACTTCAGATCACCGCGCCAAGTTCTTTCATCGTTTACCACGGTGTAGTTACGGTGTCAAATGTAATAAAACAGATGTTCCACATTTGACTCGTTTTTGGCATCCGCAAAAGCAGGATGTTGGAAAAGCTCCAGCGAAGGTTGCAGAGAAAAAACCAAAGGTTTTTAAGTTCAAATCTGAATTGTTTAGACGAAGTCATGAAGAGTATGAAGCGTGTAAGGAAAAACTTTTGGGTCAAGAGGCTGCAATTAAGCCGGAAGCATTGTTTGGAAAACGTCGTCAGAAACCAACGCGTGCGTTGGTTTTGATTAGATCAAAATATGGTGAAGTTAACGGCACAGTGGTAGTAAATAAGACAGGAGTACCATTTTGTGTGTGCGTCGATCACGTATTTTCTGATGACGATAATCAGAACCGAGATGAAGGTTTTGAGATGTTTATGATCGGGGGCAAACAAATAATGAAAGCAAAATCGTTTGCTGAATGTAAGGCCGACAAAATTGCTGATGACCTGGTAAGGATTCCCCTTCCGGCTAATATTTCTATTGATGGAAAATTAGTGAGCACCGCTCAGTTAATTCCGCACTTAATTATGCGCCGACCCGATTCAAATTCGGAGGAAGTGTACAATCATGCTGTTGTGCCTGGTGACCGTGAAGTTACTTTGGCGCAAGGACGCGCGTATGATCGTTTTCATTCGTGTCCAACAGTAGAAGGATGTTGTTCCTCACCCATAATATCTGCAAAAGATGATAAAGTAATTGGCTTTCATCAGGGAGCGTTACCTCAGGAAAAATTGAATGTATTTATTCCTGTTACTGCTGATATTATGCGAAAATTTGATTTAAACTAGAGGGGCACGCACATATAGACCTCACTCCATTGGAGCGTATGTGCGACCAATATTGGAATCTATTATTATCAGATTACTATGTTGGATCCAAGCCCTCACCCTCAGGTCATCCCCAGGAAGCATTTGCACCCCATATGAAATTTATGGGACAAGTATTACGCTTTACACCTATGAAGGATACCGCCAGAAGGGATCAATATTTTCACGAATTTGTGAAGAGCAAAGCCATACAATATACTGAAAAGTATAAAATGGCTATGCCAAATCGTGCTGCAATGACGAAGAGTATATCGAAGTACAATCGAGCGCAACCAACTGAGCTCAATCAAAGAGCATGGCAAATTGCGTGTGATTGGACCTATAAACATTTTAGTCCGCACATGGGATCCGCGAGAATAGTGGATCATGACAAAGCGAGAAGGGACCTTGATAGGACTACTAGTCCAGGTTACCCATGGTCTCGTTTTTGGGGAAATAAAGGTCAATTTCTTGATTCAGAAGAAGCACCAAAAATTGAAAGAATGTTTTGGGATAGTCTCAGTACAGAGCACCCATTGCAATCATTTTGGACTGCCTCATTGAAGCGAGAGTTGCGGCCCGTTGAGAAGTTAGCTGAAAATAAGATACGAACTTTTACAGCATCTCCAACGGAGCTTTCCATAGCCACCACACGTATGTGTTTGGATTGTAATGAAAAATTTTACGAATCCAATAATAAAACTTGGAGTTTTGTAGGTGGATCAAAGTACTATCAAGGGTTTGATAGACTTTATAGGCGTCTGGACAAGCATCCGAATGCGTTTGAGTTGGACGAAAGTTCCTTTGACGCTTCGTTGTTTAGAAAAGCCATGGAGTCAGTACGCGATCTTCGTTGGGAGTTTTATCATGATGTTGAAAAGACACCTGAAAATAAAAGAAGGTTGTGGAATATTTATGATCAAATCATAAACTCCATTATAGTGTTAGATAATGGGGAGGTTTTTCAGAAAAATACAGGAAACCCCTCAGGAAGTGCAAACACTATAGTTGATAATACACTTATTCTGTTTATGTTATTTGCTTACGCGTTCATTATGATTATGTTAGAACGTAAGGAAACGGAGAAGTATGCAACGTTTGAATACTTTATGACATTGGTTGAAGCCGCTTTGAACGGTGATGACAATACTTTTACTGTCGCTGATGAAATTGTTGAGTATTTTAATGCTACGAGTGTATCACGAATATGGACACTAATAGGTGTTGAGACAAAAAGTCCAAATTTTAATCCACGAAAACTCAGTGAGTGTGAGTTTTTGAGCCACGGGTTTATTCAATATAATAAAATGTGGTTGCCCATATGTGAGCGCGACAAAGCGTTGTGCTCTTTAATGTGGGGATCAGAAGTGGATGATGTGCGATTTACGCTCTTGCGAGCATATGCACTGAGGATTGAGACTTGGCCTGATGAGCAAGCTCGAAAAGATATAATGCTTTTTATTGATTGGTTACGCAAAACTTTTAAACATGATCTGCATGGAATAATTCCTGATACAGATCTTACAATGTTAAAAATTAATAGCGTTTTTAAAACTGATGCAGAGTTAAAGAGATTGTACTGCTTGCCACCGATTTTGGAAGGTTTTTCTTATAAGTATAAAATGAGGAAAAATTTTGATCCGGGTTGGAAAGAGTGGAAAGATTTTATTGATATGGTTCAAGAAGAAGTGTCAACAAATCGATTTGCCGCCTTAAATCCTGAAGAAGAAGAAGTTATAGGTTATTCGCACATGCAAGTGTTTATACCAAAAGTGTGTGAACCTTCGATTGGAGTAATACCTTGTGATTATAAAGATCCTCCAATTAATAAGTATCGAGGAAAATCTGTTAATAAATCATTTGATTACGTCGAGCGAAACAGAAATGTACATGCCGACTCAATGCCGAAAGGCAAAGGGAAACAATCGAAGGGCGGCAACCCTTCCAAAGCAGAAATGCAACGTCGCGCAGCACAATCACAACGCGACAAAAATAAGCACAACTCACCGAAGCACCATGGTAAAGGGAAACCTAAACATGGTAATAAGCCGAGGAAAGAGTTTAAAACGAGAGTTGAGGCTGCCCCTCTTGCAAAGGGATCGCAACAGATCACAATGGGGCGTGGCTCTCGTTTACATAAATTTTGTCATTCAGAATTTATTGGAGCGTTTACAACAGGGACTGATGGTAAGTTTACAGCAATGTATACTCAGGACATTAATCCTGCCCAACAGGGATGTGCTCCATGGGGTTTTCCGATTGCGGGGCGTTTTCAAACGTATTCGCGTCGAAAAGGAAGAACTCCACTTGTTATTCGCGTTGAGCCACGAAACTCAGCGAGTACAGATGGTGAAACATTTATTTCAATCAGTTATGATGCACGGCAAACAACACCGACAACTTCACAACAGTTGTTGCAACAAAGAGGTGCAAGTCGTGCAAATGGTTGGATGAAAAATAAATGCGTAGCCCAACCGGACGCAGTGGTGCAAAAGAGTCGTTATTTTTGTCGTCCGGGCTCTCAACCTTCAAACACAGATATTCGTGAGTATGATATGGGAACAATTTTTGTGTTTTATGAGGGCTTTACCGCAGCAAAAACATTTGATGTGTGGTTGGATTGGGATGTTGATTTGGAAAATCCCTTTATCAATCCAACGGGTGAAGCCCCAAATATTGGTGATTTTATTCACTCTCAATCCACCTTCAATGGTATCAGTTTTAATAATTTTTCTGTTGTTTCAGGAAATGGTACGTTGGAGTATGATTTTGTGGGTCTTACGAATGGTTGGGACTTTGCGCTTGATGATAACCAAGCAGGTTATTATTTGGTCACATCGAATATTAAAGCAGTTGGGGGTACTTTTACAACCAACATAACTGCAACTGCGATTAATGGTGCAACGTTTGTGACTGGATTTTGTGAAAGTGGATCCACACATGCTGCAGCCTTCACTGGTGGACATGCTATGTATCAAGCGTTGGTACATATTCCACAAGGTGCGGTAAATGCACAGGTCGATTTTGGTGCCCCAACAGGGTATGGAAGTGGTGATATAGTGGATTGCACCGCGATATTCGTTGGATATGATAACGGCTTTACAGCTGCCCCAACGGTGTCAAAGAAAGCGAGTCAATTGGACATGAAAAAGAGTGAAACTCATGATGTTCGTAAATTGATAAAGTCGCTTTTACCCGATCTTATGGAAGAAATGAAGAAATCGGAAGGGTGGATGAAGGTTTCGGAGCCAACAACTCCGGAGCTTAGTTCACTTGGAGATCCAAAGAAAGGTCTCCTCCCCTCGTATATGGGAACACCGATTAAAGATCTTATTGATCAAAAGGAAAAAGCCTTAATCGGTGATGTACCGGCGAAGGGTAAATCGAAGAAGTAGGTGTTTTTACTATTTCCTCGTTAACACTATGAACTTTCAAATTACAACAATAATTGGTTTGTCGAGTAGTGGGACAATTGGGTTTGCCGACCCATTGTGATATTTATCAGTTCCGGTGAGCCGGGTAAATTGGTAGGTATTCGGGAGCGTCTTGTAAAAGCATAACCACTAATGAAGTTATGTGAGTAGCTAAGACCCGCGTTTTACGCCACACCCTTTAAGGAAGTGTGCACCCATGTGCCGATCTTTATTAATAGTGGGAAGACTGTGTTATTATCGG